ATGGATATAATAAATTATTTAGCTTCAATTTGTTCTATAATAGGTGCAATTGTCGCATGGAGGCAATATAGAAAGACAAAATCAGCGTCATTGGCGGCCATAGAAGCAAAAGAATTTCTTCTTGCCAGAAAAGTCACCATCGATCTGAGTGAGTTACTAAAAGAGGCTAAAGCTATTGAAATAGTAATCATAAACTACACAATTAACACAGAAACAAGAAAATTAGGTAAAAATATCAATAAAGACCTAATGGCAATTCAGGTTTTTTTGTCTAAATTAAACGAAATCAAGGCACTTATTGATGACAAACATCCTATTAAAGATAAACTTAACATAAAATATAATACTATATGTACATATTCTCAAGATCTCAACAATAGCAATACTTCTAAAAATAAAATATTATTGGAAGAATTAAGAGGTCTTATATCTATTCTTAGTTCTGAAACTAACAAAAACTTTTATCAGTAAAGCCGCCTAATCCCCCAGCTTTATCCTTTTCATAATCTCCCCGTACATCCATTCTATATCCCTTCTGAAATATTTATCATTTTGATGAAGGAATACAATTGTCTCAATATTGTGAGAAATGAATGTTATATCCTTCAAGTCGATAGCCTCTGCAATCTTATCCCGCAATCCATTTGGCATCCGCCCACCGGCCAACACACTAGGTGCAAATAGAAAGAGAACTATAAAAATGAACTTCTTTCTTTGATGAGCACCCTCTACCCGTCCGGGGCACGCCTGATCGGATAAAAGCTCCCTAAACCATCCATACAACACGCTGATCTGGTTAAGGTCAGTTAGAATCGGAGTTGTCAACTCTGCTTCTCTCTCTGATAGTTTTGATTTTTGTTCCCGAATAGACTTTATTTCTGCAATTTCACTAAACATAGCACGATTAATTTAAAAGTAAGTAGTATATTTGTACTATAATCGTGTGGAGGGGTGACGGTCTGGTAGTGCGGGCGTTGCCTCTCGTGTTTTTAGAATGGTAGGTCTTCTTTGGGTGGCTCAGGTTGTGCCGATTGACTGATAGTATTCTGGCGTTGATTATCCTCTCGTTTACTGCCGAAAGAGAAGAACTCAACCTTATCCGCATGAATTTCGGTAACATACCGCTTTTCTCCCTGTTTGGTTTCATACTGCCAGTACCGAATTTACCTTCAATGTAAAGGTACCAGGGGTTTTCATCACACCAATCAAAATACTCATATGCTACAGACCATAAGAGCTCAGGAGAAGAGAAAAGGGTATCTCTTCCATGTTTACTCCTCAATTTCCAAAACTGATTATTCTTCGATGCAGCCATATCTAAAATTCTTATAAAGACAAATATAAGAATAATTTATCATATTGTATATTTAATATCCGACATGATACATAAATCAAAAAACAATCTAGCATTTATTAGATAATATAAATTACTTCGTATCTTTGTAATAGATAACCATAGAACATTAAATTCAATGAATAAAACTTTACTTATCATTGGCAATGGATTTGATTTAAATCTAGGTCTAAAAACAGGGTACTGCGACTTTATAAAAAGCGACTACTTCAAAAAGGAAGTTAATAATAACAATCAATTATGTAAATATCTACTTAATCAGCAAGAACTATATAATTGGATTGATATCGAAAATGAATTAAAAAAATATTCTACAGAAACAGATTCTCAACCCAAGCAAGTAAAACAAGATTTCAAAAACCTTAGTGCTTCTTTAATTGATTATCTTTCAAGTTTACCATATGATAAAATCAATAAAGAATCAATCGCATACCAAATTATTAATGACCTATGTAAAATGGATATTGTAATTATAGATTTCAACTATACTCCTACAACAAAGATTTTATATCCAGAAAAGAAGATAATAAAAGTTCATGGTTCCATAGAAAATAAAGATATTATATTTGGAGTAGAAGATATGGCTGACATAAAAAAAGAACATATTTTCTTAAAAAAATCCTATAATATAAATTTTACGCCAATAGATATTTCTAATTATTTAGAAATATCAGACAGTATAATATTTTTTGGACATTCTTTAGGAGAAACAGATCATACTTACTTTAAAGATTTCTTTTTTTTCCCAGGCAAATCCTACAATACTCCACTGAAAGAGGTATATATATCCTATCATGGTAACGATAGCTACGATAATATAATGATGCAAATAGATACTATGTCCAATCAAAATTTATATGAATTCAAGAAAAGCTATAATGTAAGATTCATTAATACAGTAAATGAAAAATATGACCATTTATAAAACCAACAGTAGCACCCTACAATCAATGCTTTTCAACAGTAACGCCCGACACCACATTCTTCAAGGCTTTTCCGGATCAGACGTTTGTTCTTGTCGCCATGGATACGATAGTTATTTGGATCAATCTTTATATTACTCATACATACAGATTTATATAAAGACAAATATAATAAAATATCATATAGGATACGTATTATACATTATGATATTTACAAAGCACAACTGTTAAGTTTATGGTTCCTTAAATATCATTACATCAAATAAATTTATACCTTTGGAAATTCATACAATAATATCATATGGCTATTATAACTCTCGAAGAACTTATAGAAGAAGGTAAAGAAATAAGAAATGGCATTTCTTACATCAATACATCACCTAATGTAATACGATTATTTAGTGCTTACAAACTACAAAGCACAACACAATATGAAACTTGGAAAAATAAGACTATAAGGTTTTTATCCTTCAAATTTGCAGGAGACAGATGTATTAATGATTTTGAAAAAGCAGCAGAAGCTTTCATTAAATCTTATAATTCACCTAGTTCATTTGATAAATTACTAGGAATACTGGAATCATGTCTTGTTATCCCAGAACTCCCAAAAGTTAAAAATGAGAATAATAAGACGGACAATTCTATACATGTCAATGTTAATCAATCTCAGAATCAATCTCAAGAACAGTCTTTAGCTATTGACATTTTCATTGAGGCAATAAAAGATGAGTTAACAGGCAAACAACAAAAAGAAATTAAAGCAATCATAGAAAATGAATCAGATCCTGTACAAGCTAAAAATAGACTTATAGATAAGATTAAAAGTTTTGGTTCTGATGTTGCTTCAAATGTTATTGCCAATATTATAACAAACCCTGCTATATGGGGTAATTTTTAAACGACCTATTTATAAATTATATACAAATAAAAAATGAACGAATCAATTACAAAACAGGCTTTACCGTCAGAAGAATACATAAAATTGTTGGGAATTGCTCTATGTGTTTTCAATTCAAATAATGCTTTTGTCATTGAAAATATTCTAAATAATAAAGGAAAACATCAATATGATTGGTATAATTTAATTGATACAACATCAGGATCTAAAAAGATGGAAACTGCAATCAAAAATACTATTACAGAAAATTCAGATGATAAAATAGCTAATTTATTTGAAGAACTATGTGATAAGAGAAATCGAATTATTCACAGTTTTCAAATAACATCAAACGGAGAGCAAATATTAGCTACAAAGGAAAAAGAAACAAATAAGCAATTTATTATTACAGAGGACTACCTTAAAGATTTTATTAAAGAGAATGAAAACCTATCAACAACACTCTATAAATTTAGAAGATATTGATATTTGGCACTAAACTCAATACCACAGGAACCGAATCCGGGATTAAATAGTCTCCCCCATTTTTTGATATTCTTCCCAGGTTAATAATTCAGATGACTCTGTTAATCCTAGGGATTTAATACTTTTTATATACTTTTTTTTCTCATCTTTTCCTGAATAATAAACGATGATCCACTTACATCCATCGGAAACAAGATCTTTTATCTTCTCAAAGTATGGCATATCTATTTCGTTTAATGAATGTCCCAACACTATAACATGTTGTACATTGCTTAAAGAATTAAAAAAAATCATATTATTTTCGATAGTTGATTGAACAGGCTTTCTTAATACATCATATAGATATAGTGAGGCTTTTTCAGCATCACTCCAAGGAACTCGATTACTATCGCCATTTTCATCAAATTCAACAATTTCTTTGAGGCTACCTCCGTGCCCAAAAATAAGATCAGAACTATTACTATTTATATCCCCATGTATATGTAAAATCTTTTCTGAAGGGATATTATATAGTTCTTCGAGGGTTAGAGTATAATTAAACGAAACAAATTTAGCATTATTGTCAAATTTTAAATTTTTCCTCAATACCTTTGTTATTGAAAGAGTCTTAAGCCATTCAAGAAAAGAATCACAGATTTCCTTATGCTCATACTCTATTTTCCCAGTGATTTCATCATACATACCAAACCAATCACTCCATTTAGGTTCTTTTTGATCAAACCATTCTTTTTCACTCATAACACTGATATCATGGAAAAACAAGTCACTTTCAAAAGTTCTTAAATCATTTTCAAAATCAGACCACAAATAATCTAGATCTTCTGACAGTTGAAAATAAGTATCAAAAAAAGATTCAAGCTTAGGGTTATTTTCTTTTACATATTTATGAAAATCCTGATATTTAGAATTTATAGAATGATGTAGATCAAATCCATTTCCAATAAGATACAATATACTATCTTTAAAAGTATGCAGATTTGATGAGTCCTTTTTGTTATACATAAATGCCTTTATTTCTTGTTAAATTTTAAATATAAAAATTCTAATGCAATTCTACAAATTTAATATTTAATTCTCTTTTCACAAAATCTGATCACTATACCAATAAATCGACTAAGTGTTCTTTTATAATATGGTACTAACTGAAATCCATTCAGTACCATTCTCGAACTGTTACAAACTAAAATGATTTATCCAAAAACAGTATTTGAATTGCTTTTTTTATTAAAATAATTAGGGTTCTAATTTTTAATTTCTGATATTTGCGAAATAAAATTGCATTACAGTAGCTGTAAGTATAATATCTTGTTCATTGGGATTTGGAATGCCCACTTACTTTGAGTTGTTTGCTCTAGGGGCAACACTATTTTCATTTAAAGATAACCAAAATAATAATGTTCAAAAAAAAGGAAGAAGCATGAAAAAGAAAAATGAAATTTGGAATGCGGTAGGGGTTGTGATTCTGGGCGAGGCAGGATTTTCCGACCAACAAGTAAAAACTTACAATGAAATAATGAGTAATCACAACTCTTCAAGATGGGTTCGAGTCCCACGCCGCCCTCTCAATTTAAAGGAAAAGCCGCTGACAGTATTCTGTAGTGGCTTTTTCTGTTAAATATGAATTAAAAATTGTCCTCTTGGATAACGCCGGTTTGCAATGCCATCAGCTTTTGATCTACCAAATGGCCCACATCCCAAACGTTCACAGGTTGAATCTGCAAATTATCCGCGATTTGCCTAGCAACTTCCTCCGTGACGGGATTGATTGCATAGATTGCACTGGCTGAAAGGAAGCGGGTAAAACCGGACTGTTTACTAGTCGTTGGCACATCTACTCGGAGGAAATTATTTCCTGCAATGTTTTGTTCACTACATTTGCCTGCTATCCGGTTATGTCCGAATAATTCGACAATACACCATAAATTAAAATTCTCATTTGTTTCCATGATTCGTTATTATTTAATTTTCTTATATTTGCCAAACCGAACCGTTAGCTCAGCTGGTTTAGAGCGCTGCCTTGACAGGGCAGAGGTCGCCGGTTCGAATCCGGCACGGTTCACTTTTTAAATATTATATAAGTCACCAACATTATATACTACATGAAGTATTTTTGTAAAGAAGATAATTCAACCAAAGGATTAGAACATTACTCTGCTGACATTCAAAAAATTAAACGAGAACACAACGCTGATCGGAACTCAAAACAGTCACAAAAGTTCTCTTATATTAACATAGCTATTGCAATAGTAACACTTATTGTTTCCGTGATAGCATTAATCCTTCAATAAATACATTTATGTTCTTTTTAATGTCGACTCAATACTTAATTTTCAATTTTTCCGCGTTTGTTCGCCTTGCAAATAAGGTGAGCAAAAGTTCAATTCTCTTCTAATTCCGGTATCGGCATCCAATGCGTTACTACTCCAAAAACCTTATAGGCATTTTCTCCGTAAATTACAAACCCGATATTATTGTCGCAATAATAAGCTGTAGATTTGCTTCCATATTGGCTCCTTACCAAGACGATATTTTGATCACATGGTAACCCTTCCTTAACGCTTATCCAGGGAGACTGTTTGGTACCATCTATAAAACCCTTCGCATATACCTGTCGAAGATACACTTCGATTACGGCTGGTTGGTTTATTCGGTTAGCCAATTGGCTTGCTATATCTTTTAGTTTCATCTTTTTTATCTCCTAATTGCCTGATTTCTTCTTTTAAAGCATCCATGTTATCTTCAATGTACGCCTGGACTTCCGCATTACATTTCTCATTGTTGTATAGCCACATCAAGTATGTAGCCGGAACATTTGCCATTTTCTCACCCTTATATTTTCCCCAAGGCATAAGGGAGTTATCTTCAAGTCTCATATTTATTTCTATTGCTAGTATATACAATTTTAAACCGTCTTCTCTATCGAATGTGCAAATCAAATGAGTTTTGTTATTCAATCTTTTTTGAATATAGCTGTCAATATTTCTACCAAAAACAGGAACATATTTCATAACAACTTAATATTTACGCCGTCAACCTTCGACGGATCAGGTTCATATTCTTTTTCACAAGTTCAAGTATCTGATTATGATACTTTGTATTATTATTTCCATGCCCATAACATTGATTGACCGTCATAGTCGTTAAATTTATTTCGATTGTCTCAATGTGTTTATCTCCAATTCGAGCGGAAAGAACAAGGGAATTAGTCTTTTTATAATACTCATTTGTAAATACACAGTGATTCAAAGCATCCCCTTCTTCTTTAAACTCTTCAACACTACGTAGTACACGTACCACTACAACCCCATCATTGAATTGAACATCAAAGAATTTACCTTTCTGTTCTTGATATTTGAGATTGTCTTCCTTCATCTTTTCAAAAAGTCGTTTCCGTCGTTGTTCTGCATAAATAGCTTTTTCACGATCAAAGGCAGCACGTTCTTTAGCCAATTCGCGATTCCGCTTATTCATATACTCATCATGAGCATTTCTTAAATTAACAGGACAGACATAGTGAGCATTGCGTAAATCCTTTTTGTAGTAACTGAGTAACATCAAATAATCAAGCCACATTTTTGCATCTTTCACCGAATAATGGTTACGCATACATATCTTGATCGATGGCCAGTATCTTTTTATTTCATCATCATATCCTGCACACATTCTACAGAGCAAATCAAACTGACAGGCTTTAAGTAATGTTTCAGCTTGGTTATTTGTACTGATTAGATGAAAGAAGTTAAAAGGATAATAGCCGTACATCTTTCCTTTGAATCCATATTTTCTCCAAACAGAAAGATATTTTCGAACAGGATAACATGCATCGCATCCAACATTGTAGGCATGTTTATCTCTTCCCCTTAATTCCATCTCACTTTCAAAACACCACGCATCACTATAATATTGATGGGTATTAGTAAGTTTTGCAAATGTTTCAAATCTACCATCAGGCAGGAGCCATCGCTGAACAACTTCCGCAATTTTATATTGTGCCTCACAGCCAAATTTGAATTCCTTCTTAATCATAAAATAACGGAATACTTGAAATCCCTGGCATGTTGTTATAATAGAGAAATACTCTGCTTGAAAATCATTCTTTCTCGTACTTGTTTCGATCTTCAACTTACTTCCACAATTGGGACAAAGATCAATTTCTCCATCTTCAAATTTCATTGTATCAGGAAAAACTTCACTACAATGAGTACAAGTAATAATACCTTTTTTCAATCGAAGACCAATACGATCAACGACATTTTCAATAGCCCATTGACGATGTTTCTCAGTAAATTTCGGTAATTGTGCGCTCAGTTTAACTACCAGCTTTTGTAATTTTGTTTTTGGCTTCATGGCTTAATCAAATAAAGATAATTGTAATTTGCTTTCTTCTCTCTTACCTCTCCCCCGCTTAACAGTGGAAAAAACAGGCCGTTCATATTGTATCGACAACTGTTCCACAGTTTGAACCTCAGGAACCTGTTTGCTACTTACAACCCGGCTTTTAACTGAATTACCTATTCTAGCATTCACTTTGATATTTTCCTCTTCGTAATAGTGTATAGCTAAGCCGAACACTTCATTATCAGTCATTACCACCTCATTACCGCGCTTCCGCGCTTCACCTAAAATATACCGGCAACATTCATCAATGTTCTTCTTTGGATTAGTAAACTTCGGAGCAAATAGTGTGTCCTCTGCTGCCCGCTGTTTCAAATAATCAGCGATTACTTCATTAAAGTTTTTTGTTCTCATAGGATATTATTTTTAGTTTAGTTATCTTCTACTCTCTCCGTTCAACTCAATCAGGTTGAACATTTCACCACGTCGATCACGGATATAATCACCGTATTTACGTTCTACATCATTCGGATAAAGGTTTGTTGTAACATAGGTTTTTAATCCGTACTGTTGCCAATAGCTGTACCGAATGTGAAATATATGCTGCATCACGTTCAACTCATTCCCGAAATATTTTGCCGGGATAGGTTCACGGCCGAACTCGTCGAAACACATATCAACCGGGCCCAATGAAGACCATCCGGCATTATCCAGATACCGGCTCAAATCTCCGTGCATTGCATATTCTGTCGTAATCCGGCTACACACATACACCCGGAACCCCCTTTGTAAAGTTTGCATAAACCTGCTGAAAATATACATCAGCGTAGATTTACCGGTACCGACCGGACCGGCTAACCACAAACCTTTTTGGATATCGAGCGATCCCGGTTGTTTCAGGAAATACAGAAACAGGGAATACACGATCGCTCTGTTTCGCTCGTCGATTACAAATGTGCCTTTGGAATAGTGATCTGCTACCCGAAGAAATAATTTCTTATAGGCCGTTAGGTCAATCTTATTTTCCGGCGTATCTGTTACCGGACGCTGGATTGTTTGTCTTACTTCCTGTACTCCTTGCATCTCGTTTAATTTTTTCGTCTAAAATCCATTTGTTTGCTAAACTATCCCAGTCAGTAACCTGTACACCGGTTCCTTTACGCCAACCCTGGGAATTGTAGTGAGAGAAAAATAACCGTCCCTGGTTCTCCCAATCCGGCAATAAGCTGCCGGAAAAGAATTTTAATACATCGTCCAGTACTGGAGGAATAAATTCTTTCTTTGCCCTACCGGATTTCTTTTTCGGCTTTTCTTCCGGAAAAGGCAAATTGTTTTCATGGGGGATTATAGGGGGTATATTATTACTTGTTTTATTTAGTTTATTTATAGGGGTCTGATTAGGTATCAGATTAGGTGTTAAGTTAGGTGTCAAGTTAGGTATTAAGTTAGGTGTCAAAATTTGATACCTTGTTTTATCTTTTTGACCTTTTCCACCGGAAATAAATTTAATTAAACCCGCCTGAGATAACCGGTTCCTGGCTGTCTTCATTGTATTTAATGACACTCCCACATTAGCAGATGTTTTATCATCTTTATGCGTCCAGTTATCCGCCCAGCCTAAACGATTTGCTGTTTTTACCAAGTAAAAATACAGTCTCGTTTCACAGCAGGAGAATTGCCATTGCTCATCCAATTCCCAAAACCGATTTATTAATTCAATATAATTCATCGCTCAATACCTAAATAGTTCTTGACCTCTTTCATAAACTCATTCAATGACCGGCAGACAACGTATTTATTGCCTGCCGCCTCCGCTACCCTCTGCCAGTCCTTCTGCGAATCCTGCTGCGTACCTTTCTTATACTTCATCTCTATGCAAAGGCTACCGTGACCACCTTTTGGAAAAAGTAAAATAAGATCAGCAACACCAGCCCGGACACCCTGCCTTTTGAGATTGGCCGCTTCTATCTTGTTACGTCGGCCACCGTTCGGAACAGCGAAAAGAAGCAGTTTCAATTTTGGAAATTGTAGATTGAACCACTCTATACATGAAGATTGCAGACCTGCCTCACCTTTCATATTGCATTGCTGAATAGTGCACCATCCAGACGACGATCGAACGGAGACGTGCTTGTTTCACTTTTCTTGATTCCTGATTTAGCAGACATTTTCAAAATCATTGCATCGACAGTTTTCTCCGGTACCTGATCATCTGTCCCGGTTACATCGTTTGCTATGTCTTTCTTTGTCTGAATAATATCCCATATCGATTCATCAATTGTATTTTTTCCAAGGAAGTAATAACAATTCACACTATTCTTTTGACCGATACGGTGCGCTCTATCTTCCGCCTGCTCACAATCGGCAAATGTCCACGGGAACTCAACAAAGGCAACTCGGCTACTAGCTGTCAATGTAAGACCTACCCCTGCCGATTTATAATTACAGATGATAAGGTTACATTTCGGATCATTTTGAAACCGATCAACGGCATCCTGTCGTTCCTGGCTGGTATTGTCTCCAACGATGGTAACTGCATTAGGGAATACTTTCTTTATCTCCTGTACAACCTCTTTGAGGAAGGCAAAAACAATCAACTTTTCACCGGAATCAATTATATCCTGGATAAACTCTACGGCTGCCGATATTTTTCCTCTAGCTGCAATTTGTCGGAGTTTCTGCATTTGTACCATCACTTTACCACGTTCGGCCCGTCGTAACTTTTCATCATCAGCATTTTCATAAGCAGCTAAATAACTAAGCAGATCATGTTCTGCATCCTGATATTCTTTTCTGTTTGTGATATCCACATTCACAACCTGACGCATCTTATCCGGCAGCTGATCCAAAACCTTTGCTTTCTCCCTCCGGAAGAAACCGGTATTCCATAATCGCCAGTTTAGCATCTCCAAATTACTTGCCTGCCGTGGTCCCTGCATAAAGTTTGCTTCAAAACTCTTATATCCTCCGAAATCATCCAAACGATTCATAATCTTTAATTGCTGGATCAGGTCACCCGGACCATTGATCGAAGGTGTTCCAGTGAGCAGGAAACGATATTCCTTTCCCTGGCATAACTTGTAACAAATCTTTGATTGCTGTGTCTTACTTGACTTACATCGGTGGCTTTCATCAATGATCACACACTTAAACAAACTGGCTACCGGCTTTAGCTTAATCGACCGGGTTACACCACCGGCAAAGTCTTCAACAAAAAACTTTTTCAATGATTCATAATTCGTAATGAAAACATCACAGCACCCCATTTCGTAATACCGGTGCCAGTTGTTTTTATTCCGATCATCAAGGATAATCGCATCTTTTCCTGTGAATTTCTTCCATTCCCGTTGCCAGTTGATCTTTAGACTGGCGGGACAGATCACCAATACCGGCCATGTTTTTGCTATAAAAGATGTACCGATAGCCTGAAGGGTATTATGAGTTACCACAAATTCATCTGTTAAATACAGTTCATCTGGAGCATCAACCTTGATGCACCGACACTCTTCCTTCCTATCCAGTTCTATATTCTCTATATAACGTGAACAATAGTTTCCTCTCTGAATTTTATATCGCTCAGCTTTACGCACTGTACTGAATGGATTAAACCGCGTAGTAATTATGACCTGATATTCGATAGATTTTCCTTCATTCATGCGATCATATTCCCTTATATGAGCCAAGCCACCTAACGATTGAACCAGCTCTACAACATTATCACATAATTTGCGACTCATTGAGTGATAGATCATTCGTGCCCTTCCACTTGTGATAGACCCATCTGTATCCATCAGACCACGAAGTAACTCAATACGCTGTTCTATATCACCATACAAGTATTCGTTAGGTATAAACTTATCTTCCGATTTGACATCAATGTTCAAACGACGGATCTCGGCTAAAAAATGATTCACATGCTTACCATCCGAATTACATATACAGTATCTTGGACAAGTAGCAATATTATCGCCTCTTAATCGCATGTAATCAGGAAGAAGTTTTTTTATCTTTTGGTGAATATCACTGTCAATATCAGGATTACTGAGACAAACAACACCATTGCATAAATTTCCATCACCAATCAAAGCGCCAAGGATATATGGATGTATTATGTAATTCTTATGCGAATACTTAACCGGATCACACACAGGAATTTCCCAGCGTAATATTGGCTTACGACCACTTGCTTTGCGGCTTGGTGAAATATTCCATCTAAGTCCTTTTTTTAAAATATCCTCCGTACTCATCGTCTTCCATCCTTGATTACGTTTTCTCATATTCACATCCCTGACATTCCACAAATGCTCAAGACCTGCATAACATACAGCACCATCATTGAATGTAAACCGATATACATCTTTTACCCCATGATCGAATATACCGGTAACATGATAGACATTTCCATCCCGTCCAAATAGCTCATCTCCTGCCCTTAAATCCCCCATCTTCCGAAATCCCGATGGAGTGGCAATTAGCGCACTGTAAGGTTCCATTTTTCCTAAACCAGGTTGATCCCCGAAGAAACACCGCTTTTTCTGTAAAGCATAGGCAATACCTTGTTTCTGATATGGGAAAGGTTCTATCTTTAACCCATGCGGTGAAAGTAATTCCGGCATCGGAGGAAGCGTATAGTGAACGTCCGGTCTTGAAGCCTGAGCTCCTTTTTGTACACTTTTCTCATAGCCTTTTTTCACAGCCCAGTTAGCAAAAATGTCGACATAGGCCTTTTGAGTATATTTTCCAGGTGGATAGAAACTTTTAGGTATCACCCACATATTTAGTTTGCTGTCAAACTTCCGTCCAGGAATACGTTTGACAACATCAATCATAAGCGGATGATACTTAAATTGCAGGAAATAATTCTTTTCGTCTTCTTGGATTAACATGCTGCTGCTGTTGCAAGAGGTTGATTTTTCGGTTTACGTCCTCGCTTCGGTTTCTCAACAGTGATCGGAGTAACTACTCCGGTATCCGTATCTACCATTTTTCCGGCTTCAAACGGAGCGTCCGGTACTGCTTCAAAGTCTAGCGTCGTTTGAGTTATAGCAAATTTTTGATTGAACAAATATTCTTTTACTTCATAAATCACTGCCTGTACAGCCAGGTTCAATTCATTAATGTAAGGATATTCAAATTCACTATCCGATGATTCCAACGCCTGAGCAGGAGAACAGAAATCAACTGAACCACCAATTTGAAGATACCGTTCACCCATCAAAATGACCGTATTGGTACTACTATCATTCTTTCCCATTTTGATACCGTAAACATCAGCATTCTTAAAATCATCGTCGTCACCGATCAGATTATCCATTCCAACAATCGCAGCTCGCTGACTTACTTTATCGGATTCTTTCATTTCTGTGAGAAGAATAAAATGAGGAATCAATTTCTTGAATGCATTTGTACAATCAATATGTGCCGGTATCTCAGACTTAACAGCGATGTCCTTGTCACCCTCCGGACGGAACTCCGTATAAGTTACTGTCAACTGACGACCATTCAAAACGGCCTTTTTAATTTTAGGTTCTCTTTCTTCCATACTATCAACGAATTAATGTGTTATACTTTTCCGGGCATGTGGTCATTACTATTGCAGAACCAATCACTAACCGGGTTAATTTTTTCGCTTTCAACAACCTTTTTTCAGTGGCTTTTACTGATTTTACTAAAGTCTGTTTAGCGGTTTCACTCTCATGTTCATGGGCGAGATTCCCAATCTTAACCTGTTTTTCCATCTTAATACCTTATGTGTTCATACCTGTTTGTAAATGAGTTGAAATATTGATCGTCCGGAGACGGTAACCTTATACCGAATTCGCTAGCGGCATCCGCCTGTACTTTGTTGAGAAATACAGTCATTTCAGCCGTATTAAGTTTCGATGTAGTCCGGACGACAATTTCCTCTTTACCATTAATGAATACATTTCGCCAAAGGAACTTTTTACAGTAATATTCATATACATCTTGTTTCAGTGTACCTGTTTCATCTTCTATACAAGTAAGCCACATCCACATAAGGGCATTTTGGTCAACAGTGCGTTTCTTGACTTTCTTCTTTATTTCAAGCGTATATTCACCGTTGGCAACAAGATTAAAGAGAAGCTCGATCGGCTGACCTTGCCACTTGATTACTCCTTGTTCCTTGACAAATCGTGTTTTCATATTTCAGCAAAAATCTTTTTATCAGTGATTAGATCCCGGTTCACTTCCAAAAATTCAATAAACCTTTCACAATGCCGGGCTAATAGCCCCTGGCTTTGCTGATGATCGTATTTATAAAGTTCTGGGTATTGTACTCCGGTAATGAGAGGAGTTCGGCTTGTGCCTCCTTTCAGATGATAAGCAGTGTACTCAAAAGAATCAATATCTTTAACAAGACCGGAAGAGATAAGGCAATAAGGATACACATGTCGTTGCCAACCATCTGAGTACTTTCCAAACTCATACCGGGAAGTTGTCTTAATATCGTACACCCTATTACGGTTCAGTTCATCAATGTATCCGTACAACTCAACGGTTCCGTATTTGGTAGGGAGAACAGCTTTTACAAATAACTGGCTAACAGACCCATGAAAATATTCTGCTGCCTTACAGCAGAAACGATAAGAAAAATAAAATGTTCTGTTGTTGTATGTCGCTGTAACTACATCGGCATTGATATCCTCTATGATCTGAGTTCTTACCGGTTTTCTATGGATAAAGTAATCAACAATATCATTGAATGCTGTACCCTTATCTGCGGCTTCTGAATCGAACGGAACTCGATTAATACTGTTGAGTAGAGACTGTTTCATTTCAGTCTCTATCTCTTCATACGTCTTTTTATAATCCCCTGTCTCCTGATCTTGATTGAAAAAATGCTCAAACTCACGATCCACATGCAGATACTTTTCAAACTGATCTAAAAGAGACGGGTAGAATTTATACTTAGGCTGTTGCTGCGGCATCGGCTGATTCATATTTCTTAGTTAATTTGTTCAACTTTAATCCCAGGCTATTACATTTATCCCGGATCATCAGACCGGCTTTCAGTTTGCTATCCCAAATATGTTGTAGCTTTCCCATGTTTTCAGTGACAGCGTTGGCGGTATCAGCATCAACAATCAACTCTACATTTTCCTTTACCACATCAATCAAAGCCTCATAATCATTACTGATATCTGCCTGCTTTTTCAAATAAGCCTGATAGCTATCGAATATACTTGATAAGAAAATATTTTGTCCGGTAACATTGCCGGAAGCATCAATAATGATTGGTATCTTCTGCATGGGCGGGAGATTACATGTGTTCTTTGCATAGAATTTCTCTGTAGGTGACCAGCTAATCGTGCGTTCACTACCTATCGCTTGCATATAACCAACCAGATCAAGTTCTTTTATTAAGTCCCCCGCGGATGATCCGCCAATCTCCGGACGAACAATCCGATTCTCTCCATCTTTCTCTTCTCGTTCATGGGCAACAAAAATCAAATTCTTACCCATCATTGAACATTGGGAAAGGAAATTGATAAACATTGTCTTACGAACTCCATAGCCTTTCAAAGAAAGGGAACCGTCACGCTGTCCCAACTTCGGATCGTTTTTGATAATATAGGCAGACATAAAATCCAGCATCTTCCCGGCAGTATCAATAACGATTGTTTTAAATGGAGATAAATCTTCCTGCAATGCCTCAATCACCATGTCCCAATTTTTCACCTGTAACGTCGGACACTGAAAAGCGCCATTCACACGCTTTACACCTCCATCAAAATCCAATAATACCGGAGAAGGAGTAGACAAACCTAATGTTGACTTACCGAGACCTGGCTGTCCGTAGATCAGCGCTTTGATTGTTGTAGAAACTTCCAGTTCGGAAGGTTGTTTGAATAAACTCATAGCTTGAAAATTAATTTGTTAGTAATATTATTTAGTATTCTCTTTTTTCTTCAATTGTTTTTCCGTTACAACGACCGATACACCAAAAACACAAGCCCAGAAAAAGACATTTCCAGGTTCCCATTTATCTGCGTTACACACAAGAAATAAGCATCCGAAAGACAGGAAAAAGAATAGGAAGGATAATAGTAGTTTCATTGTGATTTTCGATTTAGGTATTGTGTTATATCACTCTCTTTATACATTACCTTTGCCCCTATTCGGGTAGGAATCAATTCGCCACGTTTTTCTAAATTATTCATTGTCCGGTCTGTTACCCCTAACTTTTGAGCAGCTTCTTTCAATGTTATCAGACGGTCTTCAAATTGTCTTCGCAAGGGAGAAAAACGCTTATCTAAAACCTTGTCAACAGCAATCTCTATCAAATTAGCCAGTTCTGTCACAGGCATTGATATCATTAGTACAGCTTTAGTATCCATTATTATGCAACCATTAATTCATATTCAAAACGTCCTCTTATCCTCCGGGCTCTACATGCAACCTGATCCCAATTTCCCCAAGTTGAAAGAAAGAGAGATAGAAAAAAGATTGCTAACATTTGCCGGGCATCTTGTAGATTAAATTCAATCCCATATATCAACCGGAAGAATTCTTTTATCAATCCAATCTGGGTAGTTACACCCAGTTTGGCCATTGCCGACTTTATCTGATTTTTTTCGGTGTGTTCCGATACACAGCGTTTATCGGCTGCCACTTTTACAACCTCATGTTCTGCCAGATAAAGTACTGCATCCGTTTCCGAAGCGGTTAACGGAATCATATTTGAGACAGTTTTCTTTTAAGTTCCTCCGCCATCTTTTTGCGTTGAGCAACTTTAGGTTTTAGATACGCGACAGCCTCACACAAAACTTTGTATTCGGCATCATACCATTTCTCTTCATCAGGGCCTTTCTCATGTTTCATCATAGTATTAAATGTCTGGTGTGATACACCAGCTCGTTCACATATGGCCTTTTTATCTCCGTACTGTTTGTTTATACGGATAAATTCAATTGCTTCTTGTGCAGTCATAATTAATTTTATTATTGATTTGATGTGGTCAACCGGGAATTGAACCCGGTAACAAGCCTGGCAGAAAAATGAATATATTGTCAAATAATTTTGTTTACTCCGCTACACTTGTGACCGCCTGCTCTAAGTTGGTGTTCTCTCCTTCATATCGCAGACTCATTTAGTGGGTTATTTACTCGTAACCAGCGTGCCTTCACGCCTTAACGGTTACATATCATATCTCGTAGTACGTCAAAGATCGTTTTCAATGTGGACGGTGCCGGTATCGAACCAGCCTCTTTACATCGTGCGCACTCTGTAATGTTTCATCCCAGATTACTGACCGCCCGTGTGCCGGGACTCTCACCCGGCTGAACCTTATTTTAGTCAATCATTAGCCTGCTTCACAGCGGTTTTCTACTTTGGTAAATTTGTTTCCTATCAGTGTATATCCGATGCGAAAAGCTTCATCAACAACAAAGGCATACAATCCAGCAAACTTCTTCGTGTTTATTGCCAATGTTTCAGTTGAATAGAATTTGTCTGAATAGACAACCTCATAATCCCGATCGGCACGTTGTACATGGACTGAAAAATATTTCTGGTTAGTGAATATTGCAATCGTAACTTCCGTTCCGAAACATTCACATTGTACCACTTGTACCATCTTTAAAATATCTCTTAATTCATTCATGGCTACCTCCTTCCTACACCCAGAAATCAATGATGTACTGAACAGCCTCTACTTTGCTGTCAACGTTATACTCTCTGCATGCTTCTTCTTCTGTCATGCTTACTAAAGTTTCAATTTCCGCTTTCATTAGTTCAATCTTGTTACTCATATCGTTTACTTTTTTATAAATTGACTATATCAGGTTATTTACTTTTCTTATATTTGCTATTTACTTTGTATTGTGATTATTGTTTGTTGCTAATCACATTGCAAATATACAATCATTTTTGATTGTCTCAATTAATTATGATTGTTTTATTGGTTAATTATATTTAATTTGATTTTATGACTTTAAGAGAGATATTGAAAAAAAAAGGCATTACATATAAAGTTGTATCCGACGCCTTAGGCATACACCCTAATAACATGCCTCGTTACGATGATTTAATGAAACGTAGCGTAGAGGAAATTATAACCATTTCCAAAGCCACCGGGATTGAAGTATCAGAATTGATTGGATTTTCATTGCCAAAGCAATCAGAAGAATTTGCTCCTATCACTAACGAACGACTTCTTTCTATCATAGAAAGTCAACAACGAACTATTGAGAACCTCTCTAAAAAATAAGAGGTATGGATCTTAATAAATATATACCTATAAATACAAATGAAAAAGTGGATGCCATAATAGACGAACTATTACAGCGAAAACCACCAATATCTATTGAATTTGACATTCTTAAGAGAATAAATAAGTTCAAGACTCAGCTATATTTTAAAGAAAGATTTAGCGAGATAAAACCTTTGATTTCTAAAAAGGTTGTTAATAACCAATCTATAATAAAACAACTTAGGTCTAATGAAATTGAATATTCGAAAACAGAATTCAAATTAGCTGCACTACTTTCTAATTTACCAATATATGAGATTAGTAATCTTATCGGAATTCCATCTAATACTCTTATTCGCATTATAAAACAACGAAATAAAGATTGTCCTCTTTTTGATAAACAGTCACTTTTGAATGACAAATACATATCTTCTTGCATGGAGTTCTTTTTATCAACTTATGAAGCTAAACAAAATAAGGATAAACGGGAAAAACTACAACAAGAATTCCCTAATAGAAGATTACTTGAAGAAAAATTTAAGCCTTCTTTTGGAAAAGAAGGAAATTATAGAAAACTCATTTATTATGGACCAAAAACGTAATCAACGTGTACCCCGCACCCGATCAAACGGTAGACTTAAAGTCATGCGAGGCTATATTATCATGTAATACGGTCTTCTTACCCACCACCGCAAGGATACCTGCAAAAGGATTACATTTTTTATACTCATTACAAGATCGAAAACAATTAAACTACATTGCGAGCTGGAAATATCTTTCCTCTCAATCTTTTCATTCATATAGCCTTGTTTACATCCCCTGCATGTATCACGGCATTTCTGCTAACATACGCTTAATTCAACAAGGTCTTTCATGACACCTAACTCAAAGATCGAATTGGATACTTTTTTATCAAATTGACTACATTTAGTCATTTTGAATGATTATATTTGCTATTTACTTTGTATTGTGATTATTGTTTGTTGTTAATCACATTGCAAATATACTCAATTGAGTTTTACAAATAACTCTTTTGAGGATTTTATTTCTTGAAATTGATATTATTTAACACTCAATTGAGCTATGACAATACAGGAAAGAATTCAAACTATTGTAGATAAGCTATTTAACGGAAATAAAAACCAATTCGCAAAAGCGATAAATGAACCGCCCACTAGCGTAAACAATATATTAGGAAGTAGACAAAGTGTTCCTTCTGCTAAATTCTTAGAGAGCATAATACACTCAATTGAGAATATAAATGCATCTTGGTTACTAGCAGACATAGGGAATATGCTAACTGAACAGAAAGAAGAAGCACTCCCTATCCAAAACGAATATCTTATGATGGTTCCACTCGTAAATCAGTATGCACAAGCTGGATATATGGCGGGATGGTCAGATGTAGCCTACATTGAAACACTTCCCAAAATCCCGTGGATCGTTGACAAGGAATATAAAGGTAAGTACATCAGCTTCGAAGTCAGAGGCGACAGCATGGACGACGGTATGAAGCACAGCTATGAGCAAGGGGACATTTTGCTTTGCCGGGAAATAGGCTGTGATTACTGGAAAAGCAAATTACATATCAACGCATGGGATGCATTCGTCATCGTACACAAGACAGATGGTATTGTACTCAAACAGATTGTTGACCATGATGTTGAGAAAGGAATAATTACCTGTCATTCCTTCAATCCGATTTATCCAGACTTTACAGTGGACCTCAGAGATATAGCACAGTTGTTCAATGTGGTCAAACAACAAAAAAATAAGTAATATGAAAATACTAACTCTATTTATTTTATTATTAATAGTGCTTTGTTGGTGGTTTCTAAGGAAGCAAACCAATAAAGCTCAGAAAAAGTCACTGAACAATTTGTCTGAAACTTCCAATGTACATCAATTGAATATTTCTCCTCAAAAAGAATCATTTATAACAGAAAATCAGAAAAAATCAAAAATTGATTGTATTGCGAAATATAAAGCAGGATATTACAATATATCATATAATTTCAACCATGACTCTTTATTAGAAAAAGCCGCCTTATGGATTATAGAATCACAAAGTACGAATATACAAAATTTAAAAGATGCTTTATTTGTTGGTTCTAATCGAGCAGAACGAATATTAAATCAATTGGAAGCCTTGCACATTTTAGAAAACAGTGATGTTTCAACGCCAAGAAAAATATTGATAAATGACATTGACCAAATCAAGTTATTAATATATTCTTTTGGAGATACAGTATTTTACAATGATAATAAAACAGAAATAGAAGAAAGGACACAATACTATATTCAATTAAAAAAAGAGGAATCAGAGAAAGAAAAAAAATCTGTAGAAGAAAGAGAAAAAGAAGAAATAAAGCAGCGTATCATTGACCGACAACGCAAAAGACAAATCGAAAAAATAATTACACAAGAACTCATTAATGAAGGAACACTATTCCCTGAAGCAAACAAACGTCCTCCTATCCCCAAAGAAGTTGTTGATACAGTGTGGAATAGAGATACTGGAAAATGCGTTTACTGCGGTTCTACAGAGAATCTACATTTAGATCACATCATCCCTTTTTCCAAAGGTGGTGCAACAAATGTTGAAAACTTACAACTCCTTTGTCAAAAATGTAATTTAGAAAAATCAAATAAAATCGGATAAAATCACTAATTAAACAATTCAAAGCATGAAGAAAACATTTTTACTATTATTGACCATTATTGCATTAACTAGCTGCGGGCGAAATTATTACATTCAAAACGAAAGTATTGATTATAGCCAATACACAAAAGCCGGCTTCTTTATAACTGAAGCATCGGCTGTATCTTTCGACTACGAGCCGGTAGCATCTGTATATACGTTTGTATATAGTGGAAACGAAAAAGGTAAATGGAAAAGAGCAACGTACATAGATGGTGTAGAAGCCGTTTATAACGATGCAAAACAGAAAGGAGCAAACGGTATCATCAATCTAAAATACGACGTTACGTATGACAAGAATGGTGCAGTGAACTATATATATGTAAAAGGTATGGCAATAAAAAAATAAAATATTATAGCATGAAAACTCCTAAAGCTCGATTATATCATCTTCTTATCACTTGCCTTGAGATTGATCCAAAGATAGATATCAACAATTTTCTAAACAACAACAAGCTACCTTTGAATTTTTTCACTTTATCAGGTGGCATCCCTCTTAATATATTAAATTCAATTTCCAGAATAAGTAAACCTTTAGAAGCATGGATTTCATTGGGCAAGGAGCAAAACAAGATGCCAAGCGTTTCATTATTCCAAAAAAGTTTACTAAAAATAAAATTGGGAATAATAAAATAAATGCTTTATATCTCTTATACAAAACGAAGTAATATGTTAGCGAACGAGAAGATTACAGAAAACAGGATTATAACCGACCGGTTCCTGGCTATCATGTACCAGCTGATCGGACTAAGGAAAATAAAAACAAAAAAACAATTTGCGGAGTCCGTCGGCCTCGCATCCTCTAACATATACCGTATGGAGATTGAAAACACAATGAATGTACCCTTGTATGCTATTCGCATGGCATACGAGCGGTACAATATAAATCTTGAATATATATTTACCGGAAAAGGAAAAATGTTTAATGAATAACCGCTCTATTGCCATCTGTTACGGTCAATATACACGTTCAGAGGACAAAGAACATCACTGCTGGGTCAATAACCGTTGTCCGGGTTGGGGATGCCGTAAACTTAATGCAATCGGTCCACAAAATTCATGTCCGGCTAGTGCTTTTAAATTTTGGTACTCATTTGGTAAGTTTACAAACAAAAAAATGAAGTTCTGGAAAGTCGATAAGGAAGAACTACTCAAACAACTAGAAAGGGAAATAGAACGTTTTGATATTATCGAATGCCCTGTATTCAATATTGATAAAGCTAAAGCAATGATAGCATCATTTCCGGAGACAATACATATCGACGGAGACAAATATGTTTTATTGGAAGATTCCAAAACAGGAAAAGTACTAGGTATCTCACATTGGGACGATCCGGATGACTATTTAAACATGAATGACTACGAAGTAAAATGGCAGGATTAG